CCTCGAGGCCAATCCCATCGAATATGCCGGGACGTTCCAGGTTGGCAGGGCCTATGAGCGCCGGCAATTTGTGACGAGCGACGGTAGCCTTTGGTTTTGCCGCGCGAACACGACCGTTCGACCGGGCGCTGGTGAAGCCGCATGGCAACTTGCAGTGAAGAAGGGGCGCGACGCGCGATGACGCAGACCAAGCGGGCCGGCGGCCTCCCTGACCTTTTGCGGCGCGTGAACGCGCTGTCTGCTGTCCTGGTCGAGCCGGTTCAACCGTTGGACCGTGGCACCGGCGCCGAACAAGACGTCAAGCCCGACGCGCTGCGGACGTTGATCGACCTGTGCATCGCGAACGCCGAGGCGATGCGGCCCGTCGCCAAGATCGGCAGGCCCGGCGAGCAAGGAACACAGGGGCCGAAGGGCGATCCCGGCACCGACGGCGCGGCGGGCGAACCTGGCCCGCGTGGGCCGCGTGGCCCAAAGGGCGACCGCGGCGAGCCCGGCCCGAAAGGCGACCGCGGCGAAACAGGCGAGCCGGGGCCGGTCCCCGAGCACGAATGGAATGGAACGCAGATCCGGTTCGAGCAGCCCAGCCACAAGTGGGGCGACTGGGTCGATCTTCGCGGCCCTCGCGGGCGAGATGGGATCGGCGGCGGTACGGTGGCGGTCGGAGGCAAACCGTTCAGTCCGCTCACCATCTCAGGCACCGCCTCAATCGGCAGCACGCTCACGGCGGCCTTCGGCGATGGCGTCACAGGCACCGTGCAGTGGTATCGCGACGGCGTTGAGATCGTCGGCGCGACGGACCTGACCTATGTTGTCGACGCGGCGGACGCAGGGACAACTCTCAGCGCGCGCAGCACGTCGATCGTGTTCGCGGGCGACGAGATCGAAGTAGCAGGAAGCACGTATGCGCCATCGCTCAACTTCTCCGACCCACGCAATAGCGGGTATCTCGGGCTGTTCGGCATAGGCATCTGACATGGAACCGATCTACCTTGCAAAGGACTACGTGGCATGAAGCCGTCAACGATTGAAGACGTGCGGGCCGGCGTCGAAGAGTATTTCGCCGAGCGCGTGGCCGAGCTTCGCCTCGAGATGCAGGCCGCCGCGGTGTCCGAGTGGGCGATTGAACAAGCCGTAGAAAGGGCGTGGGCTCAGCAGCGCGCGCAATGGGAACACGACGCCCCGCGCATCGCGGCCGGCCTTGAGTCGGATGTCTGGCATTAACGATGGCTTCTCACACGAACGACCCACAACTCCCCGCGCATGATGAAGTCGCGGCGCGCCACATCATCCGCACGAACCTGGAGGCCTGTGGTGACGATGCCGTGGCCGAAGGGCTCGCGCGCGCGCTCGTCGAACTCTTTGAGGCCGAAATAGAGGCGCTGGCCGCGCCAGATCATCCAGTGGCGCCCGTCGTGGGCGATACGCAGTGATCAACATCACATTCGACCAATCCGGTTTGAACGCCGAGCTCGACCGCATCAGCAAGGCCGCGCGCGACCAAACGCGACCGGCGGCGCAGGCGGGCGCCCAAGTCTTCTACGACGAGATGAAGGCCCGCGCGCCCGAGTCCGATGCGCCGCACTTCTTCTACGGCAGCGCCAGCAAGCGCGCCGCGACACGCAAGATCTACCGCTTCGAGCCGGGCGCGCTGAAGGCGGCGATCTATCAAGTCTTTTCGAGAAGTGAGAGCACCGACGAGCGGTCCGTCTATCACATCGCATGGAACCATCGGAAGGTGCCCTACGGCTTCATGTACGAATACGGGCACATCCAAACGCGCAAGGTCTATCAGGGATCAGACGGCCTTTGGTACACGTCGAAGGCATTGCTCGAAGGCGGCCCGCAAGTAGTGAAGCCCGAGCCATTCCTTCGGCCGTCATACGACGCAGCGGCGAGTCGCGCGCTGTCGGCGGCACGCGATCGGCTGGCGCGCGGTTTCAACGACTCGCAGAAAACCTGAAAGGAAATCCATGGCCGACCTGAAGGCACAGATCGAAATCAAGGCCGACGCGACCGGCGTAGAGGCCGGCGTATCCAAGGCGAAGCGCAGCCTCGCAGACCTGGGCGCGACCGCGACCAAGACCGGAGACCAGACCGCAGCCGCAACCGTCCGGGCATCGCGCTCGGTCGACGCCTACGTCACACGGCTACAAACGCAGGCAGCCATTCAAGGCCGATCGGCGCGCGAGGCCGAGCTCTACAAACTCAGCCTCAAGGGCGCCAGTTCGGCGCAACTCGCGGCGGCAGATAGCGCACTTCGTCTCGCCGAAGGCTACGAACGCGGCGCCATCATCGGCGCCCGGTTGCGTGCCGTCTCGATCGGAATCGCGGCAGCCGCGACAGCAGCCGCAGCCGCCCTGAGCGTCGGCACCGTGGCACTGATCCGGCAAGTCGGCGACTACCAAGACCTGGCCGAGAAGATCGGCGATACCGCGGTCAACGTCTCGTCGCTCAAGACGGCGGCGGACGTTTCAGGCACTGCATTCGAAACCATCGCTTCGAACTCGGTGAAGCTGACCGCGGCGCTGTCCAAGACGGACGACGAGTCCAAGCTTGTCGGCGAATCGATCAAGGCGCTCGGCCTCGACTTCCAGGCCTTCAAGCTGCAATCGCCGATAGAGCAACTGCAGTCGGTCGCGCGTGCCTTTGCACAGTTCGCCGATGGCTCAGAGAAGACCGCGGTTGCGGTCGGCATCTTCGGCAAGCAAGGCGCCGAGCTTTTGGGCTTCCTCAAGGAATACGCTGGCCAAGGGCTTGCCGCGGCCTATATCACCAACGCCCAGACGAAAGCGGCCGACGACTTCGCCGACGCTTCAGCGCGCCTGAAGTCGGAACTGCAGCAGTTCCTGCAAGTCTCGGCGGTCGGCCTCGTGCCGGTGCTCAATGACATGGGCGACCTGTTCGGCGAGATGGCAAGCCGCGAGCAGACCGCGTCCGTCGCCGCGTCGCTGATGAGCTCGACAGTCGGCGGACTCGTCAACGTCTTCCAGGCCGTATCCGTGCTCGGCACCGATGTCGCCTTCGTGCTCAAGGGCGTGGGCACCGAAATAGGCGCCATCGCCGCGCAGATCGCGGCCCTGGGCCGGCTCGACTTCAAGGGCTTTTCCGCGATCAGCGATGCGGTGAAGGAAGACGGGGCGCGAGCGCGTGCCGAACTCGATCGATTGCAGGCGCGCATTCTTGCCATCGGGCAGCCGAGCGCCACCGGCACGGGCTTCGGATCTCGCGCCGCGGAAGACCGCGGCTTTACGCCGGGACTTCCGACGCTCGATATCTCGGGACTGAGCAGAGACAAGGCGGCCAAGGGCGGCGCATCCAGAGGCCGACGGGGCACGCAGGCGGCAGAGGAGGCGAAGAACGCGAGGGCGCAACTCGCATTCGAGATCGACGCGATCAGGAACACGCGCGACACGATCGCGAACGCGCTGTCCAACGCGGAGCGCATCCTCGATGCGCAACGCGCCGCGGCCTTGGTCGATGATGCGGACTACTTCGAGCGCAAGCGGGCGCTCCTCGATGCGAACGCGGCGGCAGAGGTCGAATCTCTGACAGCCCAGAAAGCGCGGCTTCAGCTCGAGAAGCTGACCGGCGATGATGCGATCGCGAACACGCGCAAGATTGCCGACGTCGAATCCACGCTGGCCAAGGTGCGCGCGGACGCGGCTACGAACGTCGAGGTACTTTCGATTCAACAGGTCGCGGCGAACAAGCGGATCACCGACAGCCTCATCGACGCACGCGCCGCGGCGCAGGCCTATTTCGACACCATCGCCAACGCAAACGCGCGCGACCTGTCAGGCCTTGGCCGGGGCGCACGGCAGCGCGAGATCGATGCGCGGATCAACGAGCGCGGTGATCAGTTCCAGGCACGGCGAGACGAGCTATCGAACCAACTTCAGACCGGGCAGATCACCGCGCAGGACTACGCGCGATTCTTGGAGATCGAAGAGGCAGCGCATGCCCGGGCCCTGGCCAACGATGCAAAGTACTGGCGCGACAAGCTCGCACTGCAGGCGGATTGGAGCCTCGGGGCTGAAGAGGCGCTGACGAACT